CACTATGGACGCCGAAGCAATTTATGATGAAGAGTGCGGATGGATGCGCTATAATCCCGCCGCGCCGGCGCCTGCGCCGGAAGATGAACCTGTCAACGGGCTGGCCGTCCGACGGCGCCGCCCCCGCGTAACCAAAGAGGACGACAGCGATGGCAACGGCGGGTGATCAGATAAATGGGGCGCTTCGGCTTTTAGGCGTATTAGCAGAAGGCGAAACGCCTTCCGCCGAAACTTCGCAAGACGCTCTTAACGCCCTCAACCAAATGATCGACAGTTGGAACACGGAGCGGTTAGCCGTGTTTTCCACGCAGGACCAGGTTGAGACTTGGCCACCCGGCACGATTTCACGTACTTTTGGGCCGACCGGAGATATTGTGGGCGAACGTCCCATTCTTGTTGAAGACAGCACTTATTTCCGCGACCCGGCGTCCGGCATTTCCTACGGTCTAAAGCTGATTAATCAGCAACAGTACAATGGCATCGCGGTCAAGACCGTCACTAGCACATACCCGCAGGTGCTGTGGATTAACATGACGTACCCTAACATTGAGATGTACGTCTACCCGGTGCCAACCAAGGTGCTGGAGTTCCACATTGTGTCGGTCCAACCACTGACGCAACCCGCTAATCTGGCCACAACGCTGGCATTTCCGCCCGGCTATCTGAGGTGTTTCCGCTATAACTTGGCTTGCGAAATCGCGCCTGAGTTTGGCGTTGAACCCTCTCCGCAGGTCCAGCGCATCGCAATGTCGTCTAAACGCGACCTGAAGCGCATTAACAACCCTGACGACATCATGGCGCTCCCATACAGCATCGTTGGCACCCGCCAGCGGTTTAACATCTTCGCCGGCAATTATTGAGGTGACATCATGACCACCGTAGCCATATCACAGCTTCCTGAAGCCACCACAACTTCCGGGACCGATGTTTATCCGTTGGTGCAAAGCAGCATTACCAAAAAGATCACGTTCACAAATCTGTTTGCCAACGCCACCGGCATTCCAATTATCGCGGGCACAACAGGTACGCTTTCGGTAGCCCGCGGCGGCACTGGGGCCACAACGGCCACTGGCACAGGCAATGTCGTATTAGCCACCAGCCCTACTTTGGTAACGCCGGTTCTTGGCGCTGCAACCGCTACAACTATAAATCGGGTAGCGTTTACCACCCCGGCAACGGCAGCTACTTTAACGATAGCGGATACCAAAACTTTTACTGTTAATCACAGTATTACGCTTGCGGGCACCGACTCTACCACCATGACGTTTCCGTCTACCAGCGCGTCAATAGCGCGCACGGACGCGGCGCAAACGTTTACGGGCACGCAAACCTTTAGCGGCCCTATTGTCGGCGGCGCGCAATCCTTGTCCGGCGCTGGCGCGGTCAATATCACGCAATTGACCACCAAATTTACTTCGACCGCTACAGGCAACGCTCTGACATTGGCGGACGGCGTGGAAGGCCAAATCAAGGTGATTGTGTATGTTGCTGAAGCCGCAGGCGGCGACACCGGCATTCTGACGCCTACCAACCTCGGCGCGGGCACGACCATTACGTTTAACACTATCGGCGACGCTTGTATTCTTCAGTTCCTTGGCACTGATTGGTGGGCCGTGTCGCTTCGCGGCGCCGTGCTGGCGTAATTTATGAAAACGCCGATCCTTGGGTCCACCTATGTAGCCCGCAGCGTCAACGCTGCGGACAGCCGCATGGTCAACCTCTTTCCAGAACTCGTACCGGAAGGCGGCAAGGAACCGGCGTTTCTTCAGCGGGCGCCAGGCTTGCGGCTTTTGGCCACGCTAGGCGCCGGACCGGTCCGCGGTCTGTGGCAGTTTGGCGGGTTCGGGTACGCCGTGTCAGGCAACACGCTATATAAAATCACGACCGCGTGGACTGCGACAGTGCTGGGCACGATAGCGGGCACCGGTCCTGTATCCATGTCGGACAACGGTACGCAATTGTTTGTGGCTGCTAATGGGCCAAGCTACATTTACAACGCCAGCACCAATGTGTTCGCGCAAATCGCAGACCCTGATTTCCCCGGCGCGGTCACTGTTGGATATATCGACGGGTATTTTGTTTTTAACGAACCCAACAGCCAAAAGGTGTGGGTGACGAGCCTGCTCGACGGCGCGGCGATTGACCCATTAGACTTCGCCAGCGCCGAAGGATCGCCTGACGGTCTTGTGTCTCTTACAGTCAGCAACCGCGAAATCTGGTTGTTCGGCACCAATTCTACCGAAGTTTGGTACGACGCCGGCACCGCGGATTTTCCCCTTCAGCGCATCCAGGGCGCGTCCAACGAACTTGGCTGCACGGCGCCATATTCCGTCGCTAAAATGGACAACACCGTGTTTTGGCTGGGCGCGGACGCCCGCGGACGCGGGATGGTGTACCGCGCCAACGGTTACATTGGGCAGCGCATTTCGACCCACGCGGTTGAATGGCACATCCAACAGTACGGCAATTTATCTGACGCCATTGGCTACACCTACCAGCAGGACGGCCATTCGTTCTATGTGCTGATCTTCCCGCAGGCCAATACGACGTGGGTGTACGACCTCGCCACGCAAGCCTGGCACGAGCGGGCTGGATGGGACAACGGCGAGTTTACCCGCCATCGCAGTAACTGCCAGATGGCGTTTAACAACGAGATTGTCGTCGGCGATTTTGAGAACGGCAACATCTACGCTTTTGATCTTGATGTGTACGCCGATAACGGCGCCATCCAACGGTGGTTGCGGTCATGGCGAGCGCTGCCGCCGGGCCAAAACACGTTGCTCCGCACGACGCACCACAGCTTGCAATTGGATTGCGAGACAGGCGTGGGACTCGCGCAATATCCAGCGTATGACGCGGAAGATTTGATTGCGGAGAACGGCGATCTTTTGATAGCTGAATATGTGCAAAATGACATTACCACCGAAAGCGGCGAAGAGTTGACGACTGAAGCCAACGATGGTTTTGAATTTATAGCCGATGTGCCCGATTATCCCATTCCGTTTGTACCGCCAATGTACCTGGCCACAACCAGTTACCCAGCGGCCCCCGGCTATAATCCTCAGGTCATGATGCGTTGGTCGGACGACGGCGGCCATACTTGGTCTAACGAACATTGGACCTCTATTGGCCTTATAGGCAATTACGGCAAACGCGCCTTCTGGCGCCGGCTGGGGATGACGCTTAAAATCCGTGACCGCGTGTACGAGGTGTCTGGCACCGACGCGGTAAAAATAGCCATTATGGGCGCTGAACTGCGCGCCAGCCCGACCAATGCCTAGCCCGCCTAACATCACCAACATCCCGGCGCCGCGTGTCCCGTTTATCGACGACCGCACCGGGTTGTTGTCGCGGGAGTGGTATAGGTTTTTCTATAACCTGTTCAATCTGACCGGCGGCGGCGGCAACTGGACCTCGCTGCAAGACCTTCAGATTGGCCCGCCTAGTGCCACGAACGAACAGTTTGCCGCGGCTCAGCAGCTTGCGGGCGTGTTGGCAGCGCCTGACGGGTCGGCGCAAGAGTCGCAGATCGCCGTGTTGCAGAGCCAGGTGCAAGGGCTTTCTCTTGCGCCGCCGCTTACGCCGCAGGCGCCTAACCCTGTCTTTGGGGCGTTTTATAGCACAGCCAACCAACCAGACGGCTCCACCACAACGGCGTATCCGCTGGTCTACGACACGATCCAAATAGAGCGGAACGTCGAGTTGCAGGACCGCACGGCGACGTTCACTGCGTCCATCGGCCCCGCCAGCACCACCATGACCGTGACTGCAATTAGCGCCGGTCCTATCTACCCCGGCATGGTCATCACCGGCACGGGCGTTACGGCTGGCACCTACATCGTGTCGCAGACCACTGGCACGGACGGCAGCACGGGAACGTACGTCGTCAGCGCGTCGCAGACCGTGGCGTCCACAACCATTACCGGGACGTGCAAGTCTAAGATCGTCGTGCATGAGGCGGGCACTTACAACGTCCAGTTCAGCATCCAATTCGTCAACACCGACGCCAGCATCCACGACACGGACGTATGGCTGCGGAAGAACGGTACGAATGTGGCCGACACCAACAGCCAGTTCTCGGTGCCTAACCGTCATGGCGGCATAGACGGGCACTTGATTGGGGCGCTAAATCTGTTTGTGGAATTAGCGCCAAACGACTATGTTGAGTTGATGTGGGCAACCACTAACTCGGCTACTACAATCCAATATATCGGCGCGCAAACCGGGCCTGTCCGCCCCGCCACGCCATCTGCTATTGTAACAATATCTTTGGCATCCGTGCCGTCGAACCAAGGGGTGTAACATGGCCGTTACCGTAACCGTTCTGATCCCGGCCAAGACCGCCGAAGCCGCGCAGACGACGCAGTACACCTCGACCGGCGTGACGACGATCATCGACAAGTTCACCGCGACCAATTACAGCGCCGCCGCCGCGACGCTCAGCGTCAATCTGGTCACAGTTGGCGGCTCTGCCGGCAACGACAACCTGATCGTCAAGACCAAGACGTTGCAGGCCGGCGAGACATACACTTTCCCTGAGATTGTGGGCCAGATACTGGCCCCGAGCGGGTTCATCTCCACGATTGCCGGCACCGCGTCGGCGATCAACATGCGCGCCAGCGGGCGCCAGGTGACACAGTGACCATAACAATCCGCCGCCCTGAATACGCCGACCTAGGCCGGTACACCGAACTGGCCGTTGAGTTTATTGCGGCGGCGCCGATCAGCAAACTTGTAGAAATCACCCCCGACAACGTGGCGGACTTTTTGGTCCGCGCCATCGACAACCCCGATGTAGGCATGTGGATGGCCGTCAAAGACGGCGCTATTGTTGGTATCTGCGGGGCGCTGCGGTACCCGCTGTACTTCGGCCCGCAACACATTATCGTGCAAGAGTTGTGGTGGTGGCTGACCCCTGACGCGCGAGGCAGCGGCGCAGGGCAGGCACTGTACAAGACGCTGGAAGATTGGGCCAAAGAAAATGGCGCCGCCGCGATCTTTATGATTGCGTTGGACGACGATAGGGTGGAAAAAACCAGTAAGTTCTACGCGCGCGCCGGGTATAAGCCTTTGGAGCGCACGTTTGCAAAAGGGGCCGGGTCATGGCTGTAGCAACTTCAACGGCAATTCTTGGCGCCGCCGCTCTTAGCGCGGGGGTAGGTCTTTACGGTGCCAGCCAAGCGGCCAAAGCGCAAAAGTCAGCCGCTAACCGCGCCGCCGACACGCAAACGGCGATGTTTGAGCGGCAAGTTGAACTGCAAGAGCCGTTTCGCCAAGCCGGCCTGACCGCGCAAAACAGATTGTTGGATTATTTGGCCCTAAGCGAAGATAAAACCGCGCCCGGTTATGGTAAATACGCCCGCGATTTCAGCATGGCCGACTATACTGCTGATCCCGGTTACGGGTTTCGTATGAGCGAGGGTATGAAGGCGCTTGAACGGTCAGCGGCCGCGCGCGGCGGCCTTCTGTCTGGCTCTACGCTCAAGGGCGTCCAACGGTTTGGGCAGGACTTGGCGTCCGAAGAGTATCAGAACGCGTTCAACCGCTACCAGGTAAACCGCGCCAATCAACTTAATCCTCTGCAAAGCCTTATGGGCGCGAGCCAAACCAGCACCAATGTGTTGACCGGGGCGGCGGGGCAAACAGGACAGGGTGTTGCGGGGGCGCAAATGGGCGCCGGCGCTGCCCGCGCGTCGGGCTACACCGGTATGGCCAACGCGCTGACCAGCGGTCTTAGCACGGGCGCTAATCTATACATGCAATATCCGCTGTATCAAGCAATGGGCCAGTATTACAGCCGCCCTAGCTACGGCCAAGTATCAGGCGCTAATGTAGGCGGCCCCGGCGGCCTCTAAGGAGACGGACTAATGGTTGACTACACCATCGCAAATCAAATCCGTCCCTTCCAACTGCCTGACATCGCCGGCATCGCTGGCGCCATGCAGGGGATGGAAATGAACCGTATGCGGTCGCAGCAACTTCAAGCCGCCGAGCAGGAACGCAACGCGCTGCGCGGTCTTATGGCCGACCCAAACTTTGATATTTCTTCACCTGAAGCCTCGCGCCGCATCTTGCAGGTGGCCCCGACCATCGGAGGCCCGGCGTATAACGCCGCCCTTTCAGGACGCCGCGAACTACGCCAAAGCGAAACGGCTGCGGCAGAAGCAACGCTGAAAAATTTTGAGTTAAGCCGTGAAAGTTTGCGGGGTATTTCGGCGCTTCCTGAAGGCGACCGTCAAGCCGCTTGGGAGGCTTGGCGCGCGCGGACTGAAGCTACTGTGCCGGGCACGCGCGGCGCTATTCCGCGCGCGTATTCAGATGAGGCTTTTGCGGCTATGATTTCTAAAGCCGATGAAATCGCCAAAAACCTGACTGAGCGGCCGACGGCGCTGCAAGGCCCCGGCGGCGTCCCTGTGCTTGTCGACCGCCGTACAGGCACGTTCCGAATGGGCACAGAAGTCCCCGGCGCAGGCGTTACCGCTCCTCCAGCCGCACCGACCGCCGCGCCCCGCGCTGAAGGACCTGCGATGTCGCCGGGCCAAACAGCCGCGGCGGACTTCCTGCGCCGCCGCGAAGGGTTCCGCGAATCGCCGTATTACGACGTGAACGCCTACCGCGCCGGCTACGGCAGCGACACCGCGACGCTGGCCGATGGCACGGTCGTGCCGGTGCGCCAAGGCATGACGGTCAGCCGCGAAGACGCCGAGCGCGATTTGACCCGGCGCATTCCAGAGTTTGAACGGCGGGTTGTTTCGGCTGTTGGGCAAGACCAGTACGCAGCGCTGCCACCCAACGCTCAAGCCGCGCTGATTTCCATCGCGTACAACTACGGCACCCTGCCCGGCAGCATCCGCGCTGCCGCTCGGTCGGGCGATCCCGCCGCGCTGGCGCAGGCTGTGGCTGGGCTGGCCGGCGATAACGAAGGCGTCAATGCCATTCGCCGCCGCGAAGAAGCCGCGATGATTGCTGGCACCCCCGTAAACGTTATGTCTGGGCGCGGCGCTACCACCAACGCCATGCTGGCGCCGCAAGACGCGACGGCGATGGGACAACCGC